GTTAATCATGGGGTTGGCTATGCCAGGAATAGGCTCTTGAATGAGGTCAAGACCAAATATGCCTGCTGGCAGGACTCAGATGATGTATCGAATATTCTTAGGTTGCAGACTCAATTGAAGACATTGAAGGAAGTGAATATGCCACTCGTTTTTACCAACTATACGATACACCGGATGCCGTCTTTTTTAAAAAACATAGTCGCTACTGGGGCGTGGACAAAGAGCCCGGGGACTCGCGGGGATAATAAGAGGGGATTTGCTACGGTAATGTTCGAGGTGGATAAGGTCGGATTGTTTGACCCAGAAATGAAGCTTGGTGGCGAAGATTGGAAATGGCTTGATGAGATACAGAAGAAATACGGAGACTGCCCCATGATCCGAGAAGTCCTTTATTACATCCGATTCCATGAAGATAGGATAGGAGCGAAGAAAAGGAAACTATGGCATTTCAGGGCATCGGGGACGGAGAAACGCTTATCTTACAGGCAGATGGTGAGAACACTTCGATGATAGTTAAAACTTGCCTTCAACCACCAGGGAACTTCGGGGATTCTGCTATCAACTCCTATCTTGTCGAGAAGATAACAGGACACAAGCCTCAGCTCGTAAGTATATCCAACAGGTTTAATCACATGACCAACTACATTATATCTGGCAGCATCTTGGCTAGCACAGATGAGAAGAGTATTGTCTGGGGTGCGGGCTTCCTGGGTAAAGAAGATAAGGTCAGGGCAAAGCCAAAGCGAGTCTTTGCTGTAAGGGGGAAATTGACACGACAAAAATTGCTTGACCAAGGCGTTGAATGTCCTGAAGTCTATGGAGACCCTGCTTTACTGATGCCTCGATTTTATAAACCTGATGTTACAAGAGGCAGTAAAGTTGGGCTTGTGCCCCATTATATTGATATGGAATATGCAAGGAATATTTCAAAGGAACAGGGGTATAAGCTAATCAAAATCTGTTCAGGAGCTGAGAATGTGATAGATGAAATCTATGCCTGTGATTTTATTCTTTCATCTTCTCTACATGGTCTCATAATTGCTGATGCGTATGGGATTCCAGCTTGTTGGATAAAACTATCAAATAACTTGAAGGGAAATGATTTTAAGTTTGTGGATTATTACTCAACAAGAAAGAATGTTGATTTAGACAAACTCTGGGAGGCGTGTCCGTTCAAATGAAGATAGCATTTATGGAAACTCCGAGTCCTTGGCTAGTGAGAAAGAATAGCCAGGTTTCACTCGGACCCCTCTACCTTGCCACCATTCTCAAGAGTCGCGGTTATGATGTTCAGGTTCTTCGTCCTGAATCTTTCGAGGAGCTTCGGGGTTTTGACATTATTTGTTTGAGTGGAACAACCCTGGAATATCCGATGAATGAGGATTGTGCTAAATGGCTGAGGGAACATTCACCTCAAACGAAGGTTTTCATCGGGGGAACTCATGCGACTGCTATGTATGATGAAATATATGCCACGAGGCTTTTTGATTCAATATGTGTGGGCGAGGGGGAATCATTGATCGTGAAGATGGTCGAAGATATAGAAAAAAGAAGGACTCAAGGAATTTATCGTAACGGCTATATTGAAAACCTTGATTCCATTCCCTTTCCCGATAGGTCATTGATAAAGGGTTCTCACGGAGGGAACATCTTTGCTTATGGCAAGAACTATATCGGAGAGGGGAATGAGAACATCATTACTTCACGAGGATGCCCTTTTCATTGTGCCTTTTGTGCGACTGGGTCGATGTGGAATACGAAGATCAGGTTTCGATCTATTGATAATGTGATTGAAGAGATAAATCAAATCATGGATTCTTCGGGGATAAGACAGTTCAGGATTAGCGATGATGCAATAACCGCGAATAAGAAAAGGCTCAAGGAGTTTTGTGATAGGGTGGGCAACCTTGATTTAGTATGGAGGGCATCTGTTCGGGCTGATTCCTTAACACCCGAGGCGTGTGAAATGATGGCGAGTTCTGGTTGCAAGGAAGTGTCACCTGGTATAGAGAGTGGTGATCAGCGAGTGCTGGATTTTCTGAATAAGAAAACGACTACGGAGAAAATGAAGGTTGGCTGTAGAAATGCCAAGGATGCCGGGATAACTGTTCGGGCATTATTTCTAATCGGTACTCCCGGGGAACATCCCGATACCCCTGAAATCAACAGGGATTATATAGGGGAGCTTGATTTTGACATGATGACGCTTTCGACCTTCATCCCTGTCCCAGGAAGTCCTATTTGGGAAGACTCCGAAGCTTATTATTGCACAATTCTCGATAGGGATTTCCGTAAATATAACAAAGATTACTGGATTATGACAAACAACGGCAATGGCAAGGTAAGGCGAAAATATGAGCCGTTGATTCACAATAAGATTCTTACCTTAGATGAGCAGAGAAACAATGTTGCTCGGATGGAAAAATATGTCGAAGAAACAGGGAGGTATAACAAAGGATGAGAATACTATATTTTTCAGACAATTATGCCCACAATGTTATGGGGACAAAGCGTTCCATAATGGAAGAACTTGAACGCAGGAAGCATACTGTCATTTACCAACACAGGTCGAAGCTTCCTGATATTTTGAAGCTGATCAAGACTTACGAGGTTGACCAGGTTTGGTTAGCTCATTCCTTCGCCCTGCTCTCACCAGAGATAAAGAAAAAAGCAGGAGTGCCGATTGTGGGGTTTGGGTTTAGTGATCCCAACAGGTTCAGTCCAATGCGGTTAAGTGGGTACAGCGTCTATATCACAAATCATTATGCAACTTATGCCAAATACAAAGATAGGCTTCCTGTCCACTATAATCCATCAGCCTGTGACCTTGGATTCCACAAGAAGCTTGATGTAGAAAAGGATATCGATATTTCATTCATCGGGTTAGCCGAACACCCACACCTCAAGAACAAGAGGTCAAGGATCGATATTATCAAGAGGCTTCAAAGAGAAACAGATTTTAATATCCAGGTGTGGGGACAAGGATGGAAAAACGGGAAAATAGAGGGTCAGGAATTTCTTTCTGTTATCAATCGAAGCAGAATCGGCCTCGATATTCAAGATGCCGGCAGCCCTCTCTCTCATAGAATGTTTGAATACTCTGCCTGTGGGACTCCAATAATAGTCAGGAATCGGCCAGAAGTTGAGCGTGTGTTTAAGCCAGGGGAAGAAATCCTGGTCTATGATCGCTATGAAGATTTAAGGGACAAGGTATCTTGGTATCTCAATAGTCCCGAAGACCTTGAGCAGATTGGACTTAATGCTCTGGAGAAATGTGCCAAAAAGCATGACATCAGGCATAGGGTACGAGACATCTTAAAATTCCTTGATAAGGAATTCACTGAAGGTGGTTCAGATGAATAAGATTCTTGTTACTGGGGGAAGTGGATTCATTGGTTCTTATGTAGTCGAGAATCTACTTGCGAGAGGAAAAGAGGTGGTTATTCTGGACATTAAAAAACCCTTATCATATCCCCAGTTTCGATTTGAGGGGGGATCTATCACGGATGAAGTTCTGGTTGATAAATTGGTTGAGGAATGTGATGGAGTGATTCATCTCGGAGGTTTATTGGGGACGAGCGAAACCATAGAGCAGGCAAAGCTGATGTCCCAAACTAATATTCTTGGTGGATTGAATGTGCTGAATGCGTGTAAAGAGTATGGGAAGAAAGCGGTCATTATATCAACTGGCAATTACTGGATGAATAATTGTTATGCGATAACGAAGAGGGCGATGGCTAAATTTGCCCTTATGTATAACGAGGAGTTTGGAACAGAGATTGCAGTCGTGAGGGGATTGAATGCCTATGGTCCGAGACAGAAGGCTGCACCAGTAAGGAAGATTATGCCAAACTTTGTGATTCCAGCACTCATTAATAAACCGCTTCGTGTGGTTGGGAGTGGTAATCAGGTGGCCGACCTTATCTATGTTGGAGACATAGCAGAGATTCTTACCAGGGCGTTACTTATGGATCATGGTGTCTATGATTCTATATTCGAGGCTGGAATGGGACAGAGTATCACCGTGAAGGAAATAGCGAAGTTGGTGATAGATTTAAGCCATTCTGACTCGGAGATTCAATATATAGAGAAGCGACAGGGCGAAGAGTTTGATGCCATCGTTAAGGCTGATACGAAAACTCTAAAGCCTTTAGGATATTCGGAAGCTGACATGGTTGATCTTGGGACAGGGATAAAGATGACTATTGATTGGTATAGGCAAACCATGACGAGATATCCTGGTACTTTGGAAATAGCGTTTAACTGAAAATAAATAATAGCCCGAAGCGGGGCTAAGGAGGATTAAATGGCAGCCTACAACAAATTTGAGAGCTTTGCCCTAGAATTGGGAAAGGGTACTCATCAACTTCATGCAGCTGGACACGAGTTCAAGGTCTATCTTACCAACAACGTTCCTAGTGCATCGGGCGATTCGGTGAGGGCTGACCTTGCCGGATGTGGCGAAGTAAATGGGTATGCACCCGCAGACATCCAGAATGATTATACAGAAGCAGGTGGAGTGGGAACAATGACGGCGGTTGATGTGGTGTGGACAGCAACGGGAGCAGTTGGACCTTTTCGATATGTCCCTATTTTCAATGAGACCGCTGCGAATGATGAGTTGATGTGTTGGCACGATTATGGTTCTTCGATTAGTTTGGCAAATGGCGAAACTTTCACGGTGGACTTCGGGGCAAGTTTATTAACGATAACATAAGGAGAAAACATGCCGACATATTCATTTCAAAAGGAACCGTCTGTTAAGGATTGCTGTAAGCAAGACGAAAATCTTGACGAAAGCAAAGCTGGTTCATTGACTACCCTTACCTGCAAAGTTTGCGAATGCAGGCACAGGATACTCAGGGTAGAACCAGGCTCTTTTGTTTTTAAAGGTGGAGGTTTAAATGTCTGAATTAAAGGAAATCTATCAAAAAGCACTCAAGGAAAAAGAAGCGATCTTGGCAAAGGTCAAACCGCTTAAAGCTAAAGAGGCTGAAATTATGAAGAAAATCGCTCCCATTGAGGCAGAACTTCGTGCGGTGAGAGAAGCAATAGTCAAGGTAGAGGGGACAAAGCTGGCAGAGGTCAGCAGGACAATATCCGCACTTGCTCCTCAAGGGAGGAAAATTCTGGCCGAGGGAGGGAAGATCGGAGTTAAGGCATAGTGGTTAAGGTGGATTAAGGAAAAATAAATGAGCGAATGGTATGGTAGCCCGAGTCAACCAGCAGACGAAGATAGTGCCACTACTGTAAACTATACTTATATTATTACTCGCACAGCATGTCCAGTAGCGGGGAATATAACAAAAATCCAACTTTACCAGAATTACATAGGAACGGATGATATGAAGTTTGCGGTATTCACCAAATCTGGGAATAACTTTACTGATAAGCCTGGAGACCAGACAATCAATGTTTCACCTGGATACCACGAGTTTACTTCACCTGGAGACTTTACTCAGATGGCGATTGAAATTGGTGAATACTTTGGGTTTTTTGGACGAGCAATAGAAAGGGATGATTCAGGTGGCGGTGGTGATGGATATTGGTTTGACCAGAACGACCAAATCGGAGATGAGGGAGCATCGGCATTTACAGAAAGTGCGACTACGCGGGAAATACAGATGCGAGTGTGGATTGATACTGGAGCAGCTTATTCCATTACTATAGGAGCAGGTTCTTATGGTTTATCTGGTCAACCTACTAATCTCCTTAAGGGTAGCCTTGTTGAAGTCGCACCAGGTTCTTATGCTCTTGGTGGTCAAGTCGCAGGTTTATTGAAGGGCAGTCGTATTGATATTGCTTCGGGAAGCTATGTTCTTGCAGGGCAAATCATAAGCCTATTAAAAGGAAGTCACATTGACATCGCTTCAGGTTCCTATGTTTTGTCGGGTCAAGTAATTGATCTGTTGAAAAGTAGTCATATTGATATCGTAGCAGGTTCCTATGCCCTAGCAGGTCAGATTATAAATTTACTGAAAGGAAGTCATATCGATATCGAGGCTGGAAGCTATGTCCTCATTGGGATGGATGTCGATTTTGTTTATTCGGGAGCAGAATATTTCCCAATATTTTTCGATGTGATCCCAAGAGATAGAATCCTTGATGCCCCCGCAAGGTTAAGGGTAAAGGATGTTAATCCTAGGGATCGAATTTTTGATACAAGGAGAACATGATGGGACAAGCAATAATAGAGAAATCGGTAGATGGAAAATTCCCAATCGGCCTCAAGTATTATTCACCTGACTTGGAAACAGGGGAGACAATAAGTGCCTGTACCGTGTCTGCTCCCGCAGGGATCACGGTAGTGACTCCTGCCACCATAAATGGTAATGAGGTCACAAGCGTAGTGAGCTCGGGAGTAGCCGAGAAAGAATATAGGGTACAATTCAAGGTAACAACCTCATCGGGTAAAATATTTAATCACCCAACCCGAGATTCGATACTTGTTAAGATCGTTTATTAAGGAGAAATAAAATGGCAGACATTGGATGGCTTGAATTAAGTGCCGGAAATACATATTTTGTCACACGATTTGGAGAGACAGATTGGAATGCTTTGAATGATGATCAGAAAACGGCAGTCCTAACAACTGCCTATAATAGGCTTCGTTATTGCAAAGAGTTTGATCTTCCAACTTCACCGAGTACGGCAGAGAAGCTTATTCTGGCAGATGCCCAGTGTGAAATGGCAAAATATATGATGATCCATCTGGCAGACGAGGATAGGCGTAAGGGGATTCAGGCTCAGGGGGTTGTGAATGCCGGAGTCGTACAGGAGGCTTATGTAGGCCACCTTGCCTCTGATGATAAAATGGGATTATTAAAGCTTCCTATTCCTCCCATTGTCTATCATATTCTTGACGGATGGTACAAGCACAAAACTGTTTTTGGTGCAGTCAATTTAGAGCGTGATGAAGAAGAGTCTGTGAACACAAAAGTACACGATTTTTAAGAAGACAGAAATGGATATTGAGAGCATCTATCGCAAGGCAGGGCGTGAACTACGCACTATGCTTCTCGGGATAGACCTCTCTTCTTTTAATGCGGAAAAAGCAGAGGTGATCAGACGGAAAACGAGGGCGATTGTTACGGCTCTAAATGTATTGGTGGTCCAATGGGCGAGGACAGCGATTCCCAAAGAGGTTCGCAAGGCGAGTAGCCGTGCTCGTACAGTGCTTGAAATACTCGGCAAGAAACCCAGGCGACCCGACATAACCGCCCCTGGCTATGAAGTGGAAGAACAGGTCATAAAAGTTTTTTTCAATGCGAATCTTTCTATCAAGGAAACTGTGGATAAGTACCTGAGCGTAGTTTTGGTTGCTTCTCATAAGCTGAGGGCTACCCAAGTGCAGGAGTTCTCTTATCAGGAAGCCTCGGAGGATTTGGATGAGATAGCACTCGAAGCCCTTACGACTGAACAATCACGAGGATGGCTGTCAAAACAAATGTCGGATTATTTGAGAACGAACCTAATTGCGAAAGATGAGTTTATCAATATAAAAGGACGGATGTATCGCTTGAGTAAATATTCCCAACTTGTAGCAAGGACAGAGCTAAGGAACGCCCAATCAAGGGCAACCCTTGACCTCTGTAAGCAATATGATAATGATCTTGTTCAGGTTTCATCACATGGTACGGACTGCAATATCTGTAGTGAGTACGAGGGACAGATTTATTCAATATCGGGAAGGCATACTCGCTATCCAATACTCTCAGACAGCCCGCCTTACCATCCGAACTGTATGCACTCTATCCTCCCCACATCAGAGGAGGCCATTGAAATTAGGGAGGTGCGAAAATGATTGAAGCCTATTGTGTGGATCCCCTGACAATCTGGAAATGGAATGGCGTTGATGATTGGAATGAACCCGTCTCTGGCTTTGATTATGAGGTCAAAGGGTATATCGAATGGAAGACCAGGCTTGTTAAAAATATTAAGGGTGAGGATGTAGCCTCAAGCGTAACTATCAAATTATCCAAAAAGATAGATATCGAACTTGGTCGGGCACTTAGCCATAATGACATGATTCAGCTTGATGGGGAAGATTTTCAGAGGGCGATTTTAAACATCGGGCAACCCAAGGCATTTAGTGATCCTCATTATGAGGTGGCATTATCATGAGCTATGAAGTCGATTTCAGTAATTTTAATGCAAAGCTCCCACAAATAGTAGATAAGGCCATCCCTTCTGAAGCAGGGAATGGACTTTTTAAAGCTGCCAATCAGCTTCTTGATGATGCGATGTATAAGCGACCCTTTGCACCTTTCAAGATGGGCGATCTTCGTGGTTCGGCAAGGGTAGATAAAGCGGTGGTTGCAGGGAGTCTCATATCTGTCATGTGCGGTTTTAATATTAGCTACGCTGCTCGATGGCATGAACTTACGCCTGCCGAGGATGCGAGAATTAACTGGACTCTCCCAGGTTCGGGTGCAAAGTATCTTGAGTCTAAGATGGCTAGGTATATGGCAGATTACATGGAGATTGTGGCAAGCCACATAAGGAATTCAGCGTGAAATAATGTTCAAAGAAATATGTAACTTCATTGAATCTGAAACAAGCTTCGTTAAGGGTTCGACCCTACAGACCGGACACAGGATACAGACTTCTCCTGACCGATGTATCGTGGTTTCAGAGTCAGCAGGTGGGGAGGCTAACCCATATTGCCCGGATATGGCCAACCTCAATATCCAAGTTGTTTCTAGGGCAAAGACATATTTTCGAGCTCGAGATGATATCTGGGAAGTTTATAAGGCTTTACATGGAACGGCAGGATGGAACATGCCGAATGTTGGATCTGGTTTTGATTACCTGGCCATGAGCATATCGGCATTGGCCGTACCTCAGTACATTGGTCAGGATGAAAATAGAAGATTTGAATTTAGTGTGAATTTTATTATCCGCATGGAAGAAGGTTCTTGCGGTTAATGAAAATAATATTTTAGGAGGTTTATCATGCCAAAAATGCCCATTGGTGACATGGGACCCTGTGAAGTTGTATGGGGTTACGGTGAATCAGATGCGATGTATCTTGGTGAATTTCTTGGGGGCGTGAAGCTCACAATGGAATCAACTGTCCACGATGTCAAGGAAGACGGAGAGGGCGAAGCTGCGGTTGATGCGGTTTTTGGTGGGTCGGTAATGACTCTTGAAGTTCCATTAACTCGCTCAACTTATGCACAGCTTTCTGCGGTTCTTCTTGCGGGAGGGGTCATAACATCTGGCGACCACGAGTACATCAAGATTAAGAATCCTCGCGGTTGCTCACTCTATGACCTGGCTGAAGCTATTGTGATCAAGCCCATCTGTGGCGATATCGTTTCTGATGATCCTGCAGAGTGGCTTTTGCTCCACAAATGCTATCCAGTTCCAGGGATGGATTTGACATTTGATCCATCGACTCAGCGTGTGTTCCCGATTAAGTTCAAAGTATTCGTCATGCAGGAAAGTCCGTATGCTGGTGACTTTGGTTTAATCGGAATGCCGTCTGGTTCAGATGAATATGGCTCTGGTTTCTACGCATAAGCCATAAGGTCGATATGTCAAAACTAAAAATTGACACAAAGACTTCGCTTTACGAACCGGTTGAAGTTGAAATCAACGGGAAGACATTCCAGGTCAAGAAGATCACAAGGGAGATTGGTCAGCAATTAGCTGATTTCGATGCTCAGATACAGAAGGGTAATACGGATGCAATTTACCAGAGACTTGAACTCGTGATTGGAAAGAACAAGGAAATAGACCAACTCGGTATCCACGAAGCCATAACAATCATGAAGTTCATCATCCACAAAGCCTTCAGTCCGGAGAAAATCGAAAAAAAAGTGCAAGGGCCAGGGCAAGAGAAGTAGCTTTAATAGCGAGTGAATTCCCTGGCCTTTTTTCCTTTGCTGATTTTGTAGGCATGGAGATTCGAGATTTCGAGGTCTGGCTTAATGAGGCAAAGATGATGAGGCTTGCAAGACAGTCCGAGGCTTATGGTGCAGCCTTATTGCCACACAGGAAACAATCGGATGCGAATGCTGAAATTAATCGAGTGAACTGGAAAATCTATGAACTTGAGCATGGGGATAGAATCGATGAATTGGATTCTAAGGCAGAGGAGAAGCGAAAACAGGATGCAATTAAGAGAAGAAAAAAGAGAGCAAAACAAATCCTTCATTAAAGGAAAGAACAATGTTTGACGGTGGATCTATTGTAGTTAAATTAAAGATGGAGAAGGGGCAATGGTCCTCCTCTGTCATGGCTGTGAACCAATCACAGAAAGCAATGGCAGCTCAGTCCAAAAAGACAGGCACGGCTTTCTCTGGCATGTGGAAACAGATGGCTGCGGGAATGGGGGTCACAACTGCCATTAGTGCGGGTATAAGAGGAATTAAGACCCAGATAACTGACATGGTACGAGTGGGGCGAAATTTTGAGCGGGAATGGGCGAATGTCACAACCATGCTTTCTATTTCTAGCGAAGAAACAGAAAAACTACGAAACGATCTTAGGCGACTTTCTCCAACTTTGGGCGATACAACTGACTTGGCAAAGGGAATGTATCAGGTTCTCTCTGCATCGATTGAGCCCGCGAAGGCGATAAGGTTTCTTGAGAAAGCTGCGATATCTGCCAAGGCTGGAATTACGGACACGGCAACGGCAGTCGATGCCTTAACTACCGTAGTCAATGCCTATGGGCTTGAGGCTGAAGCCGTCACAGATGTTTCCGATATTATGTTCGGTGTTGTTAAGCGAGGAAAGGTAACTTATGAACAGTTGGCGGGATCCCTTGGAACGGTTGTCCCTGTGGCTGCCAAGTTAGGGGTAGGGTTCAGGGATATCGGAGCAGCCATTGCAACGATGACAAGAAGTGGAATTGATTCCCGAACTGCCACAATGCAATTACGACAGATCATGATGTCGGTCCTTGGTGCTTCTAAAGAATTGCAGGAAAAGGCCCGGGGTATGGGCTTTGAATTTACGGCAACGGCACTCAGAGCAAAAGGGCTTGGTGATTTTCTGGCTGATATGGAAAAAGCAACGGGAGGAAATAACGAACTTTTAAAGGTATTCATTCCAAACATAAGAGCCTTATCCGGAGTCATGGCGCTTGGGGGAAAGGGTGCTAGGGGCTTTGGAGATGATCTTGAGTTTCTACAGAAAGTTGCAAATTTTACTGATGAGGCCTTTAAAAAACAAGCAGAATCAATGAATTTCTGGATAGAGACATTCAAGGTCGCGGGAGACAAAATTAAAATTGCTGCCTACGAAGGCATGGTTGCCCCGCTAAGGGAAACCGTAAGCACGGCCGAGGATTTTGACGAGAAGGTGACTAAGAAAGTCAATATGTTTGCCTCTGCTGTGGAGGGTGTTTCCAGAATAATGTCAGAAGTATGGATGTTCACTGACTATAGGGGAAAAATTGAACCGATAGTTAAAATTTTTAGCAATTGGAGCAAAGAATCTGAAGCGGTAAAGGTAGCTACGCAGAATATGACACCTGTTCTTGAGGATCAGGCAGCTATTTACCTAGCCCTAACGGGAGCAATTAGTAGCAAATCTGGGGCTCAAAGGGTAGAGAATCTTTTAATGGCCGAAGCAGTTGAGCTTTATCGGCAATTGAAGTTAGAAATTTTAACCATGACCACGGGCGAAGAATACATGGCATGGCTAGAAGCCTTTAATCCTCCCGACCTAATCGCAGGCCCAACAAAATTATTGGGAGACCTGAGAGCGGACATGTCGGCTACTGGCAATTTTTTCAAGATGGAATGGGACAGGACAATGCACGGTGCAGAGGAGTCTTCTAACCGATGGCTCAATGGCATGATCGGTGCTTTCGGTGAGATAGAAGCTGGAACTGAAGAGTCGGGAAAGAATCAGATAAGTATGTTGGGTATGTTAGGGTCTGCATTATATAGCATGGGAACTCAAAATAAAGGTATAGCATACGCTTCCGCAATAATTAATACGGCTGAAGCTATAACTAAAGCCCTTCCCAATATTCCCAAAGCGATTATTGTGGGTGCAATGGGAGCGGTTCAGATTGCGACTATTGGGGGAACAAGCATTCCCTCTGCGGATACAGGGGCGTATCTTCCACAGGATATGCTTGTCCAGGCGCACAAAGGAGAAATCATTGCTCCTATCCCAATGATGAAGGAGACGATGAGGGAGACGATTCAAGAAGTTAGTGGCGAAACGATTGTTCACTTAACCATAAATGCGCAGACTTTAGATGATGAGACAATAGACCAAGCTGCCGCAAAAATCAAAAATGCGGTAGATAGGGAAGCCAGGAGATAGGAGGTACAATTAAATGGCTGATGTAAACTTAGGGCCAGTTGGGGCAGAAGTTACGCTTCCTAATTTAAGGTTCATTGGAAGTCCACCCGCATTACGTACCTCGACCAACAAGCAAATTAAATCAGTTACAATGTCAGATAAAAGTAAGCGGTGGGACTTTGGTCAAATCAAAAGACAGTGGGATATTGTTCTTGGATATTTATCCAAAACCCAATTGGATGCCATGTTGACTCTCAATGCTTTAAATCAAACTCTTCATTTTCAAAATAATAATGTGGATGCCACCTGGTATTATGTTGTAATCACATCCTTTACCTGGGAACCGGAGAGGACAGATATGCAGTTTATTGCTCGATATAAATGCAGGATGGTATTAAAAGAGGCTTAAAATGCAGGAAATTGCCCCAGTAACAACAGAAGATCTTCTCCGGCAGCATCAAGAATCGTTGTATAAATTTGAAATATTCTATGGTGCCGGATGGAAGGATTTATCTAATTGGGGTGGTCAAAATTATGTGGAAAAGGTTTCTATCTCCCTTGCTGGTGCCAGGGTAAAGCCAGAGCCGGTGGCGGGCAAGTGGAAAGTAACGCTTATGGATGAGGACAGCATTTTTCACCCTGATCATCCAACCTCACCGTTATCCGATTGGCTGGTGGCTGGACGAAGAGTAATGATATCTGTGGGTGCAAAATATGG